AGTGCAAACTGGGCGACGAGTGCGAGCTGGGCGCCGGGTGCAAGCTGGGCAACAATGAAATAGCACCCAAAGCATTATTTATCAATGCTTCTCGCCACACGGTTTCCTATTGGGGTGATGAAGTAATCCAAATAGGATGCAAACGCTACACCATTTCCGAGTGGCAGAAGCATTTTCAGAAAATCGGTAAGGCGGAAAATTACACTTCCGACCAGATCGAAGAATATAAAGGGTATATCGACCTGATCGCTGCAATGCACAAGACATGGAGTATTGATAAACAAAAGGCATCAAAGGAATAACAACAAGGAGTGTGTGGCGGAATGGTAGACGCCATATGATGATGGATAACCGAGAGCGTCAGGGATGGGACCCAAGCTCATTTATTCGCAGATATAAAGCGGCACGTGTCCGGCACGAGTGGGATAAACCCGGAAATAAAGCCCACAAGAGTCCGCGCTTACTCATCATATGAAACCGATTGCAACGGTTGCAGGTTCGAATCCTGCCGCACTCCCAAAATAGCCACCCAATGGGTGAGGGGTTTGATCGCTGGCAGTAACCCCGCCGCAAGGTATAAAGCGATCCGTTAGGCCGATAATAGCGTTATCGGCGGGCCGTGGGCAAGGCTCGAAGTGATAGCCCCGCAAGAGCGAATAGCTTGAACGCGCAAAAGACTGGCATAGGTTCCGAAGCTGCGATGACATGAGCGGCGAGGACCACCGGGATAAATAAAGCATTATTATGCCTGTGCGGGTTTGATCGCCTTCACAGGCTCTAATGCAGGCTTTGTGCACACGTTCTTTCCAATCAGGGTAATTTAGTAGTTTTTCATTATTTGCATAGCGCAAAGCCTGCTTCATGCCCGCGTGCTGATTTGGAGGTTGGTAGGTTTTAGTTGACGTGGTTGTTTGTGTGTGACGGCGCGCGGGCTTTTTTTTGAAACACCTTAAAACATTATAGCTATGAAGAGAGAGATTTTGAAAAAGAGAACCTTCCTTTGGTTCGACCTGACGCCCCGCTGGAAGATGTGGAAGAGAATCGAGGAGCTGGAGATCGAAGTGGGCAAAGCTCTTGCGGAACGCGAAACTGCGTATCAGGATCTGGCAAGCATGAACCAGAAATTTCTGGCGCTCACTCACGATCTTGATTCTATGCAAAAACGAGTCCTTGAATTGGAGGGCAAACTCCAGAAGTTCAATCGGACCCGCGGCAAAAGCGGCAAATATGTGAAGTCCTATGACACACGATCCGCAAAGTAAGATTCTCGCCTATCTCAAGGCCGGCGGCAAGCTTACGGTCCGCAAGGCCGAGAGACTCTACCACACAACGGAGCTGAGACGTATAATCAGCCGGCTCCGTAAAATGGGTTATTCCATTTGCTCGAACAGACAGAAGGCCGTTACGGAAGACGGGCGGCCGACGCAGTTTAACGAGTACTATATGCCACAGGTCGCGGATTCCTGCCAATAATCCGTAAATCGCATTTTAAGTTTGGTATTTGCCATTGGCCTGCTGTGAAGCACGCGGATGGTGTGCCGTCGGCATTAAAGCCCTACGCGGTGGCGTGGGTGAGTGGAGATGTCGGCGGCATTTATTGAGCTATGGTGTAATGGTTAACACACCGCCCTTTGGAGGCGGTACTCCCGGTTCGAATCCGGGTAGCTCAACAGGGATTCATTCCCAGTTGTGAGTTGATCGGGCGCTTGACGCGCTAATCACAACGGAAGCGAAAGAGGGTATATCCCTCGACAATCCGAGGCCGCGTGAATAACAGTAGCAAGGCCGAGGCGGGCTAAGCCCACGAAACGGGCAGAACGCAAACCGGCGGCGCGAAGCATAGTAACGCCGCCACCGCGGGGGTAGTAAGAAGCCCCCGCTTCTTTTGGATACAATCAAACGACCATGAATAAATATCTTCAAGAACTCAAAGACAACGGGCTGGTCCCCTTGCGACTGGACAACAACACGGTTCTGTTCGTACCTCCGGAGAAAGCCAACCGAAAGTACAAGGATAAGTACCTTAAGAATGCCGAGAGGGCGCGGAGGATGGCACTTAATTTGAGATAGAGTAAATGAAAAAGTGGAGTGTCCTACCACTCCACGACGGCATTGGTTAAGCTACATTATTAACCGGTACCCATATTGCAAAAACTTTAGCGTTTTTGGGATAAATAATTTTCCCATTTTTACGGATGTATTTGCAAAATACGAGTTTATACAACTTGCCGTTTTTGGACTTAAGAGATTCCATAAATAACACCTCCTTTCTTTGTTGCCTTTCGGCTTAAAATCTTGCATCCTACTGCAAGACAAAACCCGGTAGTAGGATACCGGGTCTTTTAAACTTGTGTTTTGGAATAATTTGAAAAGACGATGTTATTCCTTCATCTCTTAAGTCCAATGCAAATATAGGTGTATTTTACTTTACCTGCAACAAGTATAAATAATTACACACTTTATATTTGTTTAATATAGATAAAATCTATTTTCACTATGACAACCATTGAAGAGCGAGCAAAGCGTATTTGCGCAAATACTTTTTGTAATCAATCCCACACGCCTGTATGCAAAACATGCGCATGGCGTCTTAATAGTGAACCGGCAGAACCGCAATGTCGTGTCTCGGAATATAAAGACGTGATTAAGGACATATATGAGTCGGCTATTTGTCAGCTAATATTACAACGGGAAGAACTGACCCAATGGCACAATCCATTCGTAAAAGATATGCCTAAGGGCAATGTGCTTGTGAAGTATATAGCGGTAGGGCGCCCCAATGAGCCGTATTATACGGTAGGTAGACGCAAACCTTCTGGGGTGTGGAGCTGCGAGAATGAATTAGCAACCTCCCACCCACGTTTCGAGATTGTCGGTTGGCGCCCTATCCACGAATAACGTGTAAAGAATTCTCGATTTTCTTTACATGTACGCTCGAAATGTAAAGATTTTTTATATGTCAATTCGCTTAAAATTATGGATAATATTACTCGGATATGCCGCAAATGCGGGCAGGAATTGCCGTTGAGCGAGTTTGCGAAGAATAAGACATGTGAATTAGGTTATAGTTATACTTGCAAACAATGCAAACGGGAATATTATCGCAGGTATCGCGCTGCCAATCCCGAAAAGTGCCGGGAAAGGAACCGCAAGTATCATGCCGCCAATCTCGAAAAGGAGCGGGAAAGGCACCGCAAGTGGGATGCTGAAAATGCCGAAAAGAGACGGAAATATTATCGTAAGCGGTACGCTGCCAACCCCGAAAAAGCACGGGAACGTAGCCGCAAGTGGTACGCTGCCAACCCCGAAAAAGCACGGGAACGTAGCCGCAAGTGGCGTGAAGCCAATCTAGAAAAGCACCGTGAGTTGTGTCGCAAAAAAAACATGAATAATTGTGAAGCACTAACTGACTATTATTTAAGAGTGAAATTAAGGCGATGCAACCTCCCCATAACCCCCGAAACAATCGAATACAAACGTATTCAACTAAAATTATATCGAGAAATTAAAAAACAGACTGATTATGAAAGGAATTGAAAACATCCGGGAATTGACGGCTGATTTGGGCCGCGTGTATGCCGAACTTCGTGAACGAAAAATAGAAATCAAGGAGGCATCGGAGATTGCCAACATTGCGGGTAAGATCATCAACGGCGCAAAGGCTGAAATGATGTACCGCATCGCCCGTAAGGAGAAGCCGTCGATACCTTTTTTCGATGCCGATGGCAAATAATTTTGCAGATTCGAAATGATTTTCTATCTTTGCTGTTGCGACAGAACTACTTTACGTAGTCATTAGAAATATACGAACGTCTTTTGGGCGTGTTCCCGTTGCACTTCTACGCTACGTAGTTGTGGTTCTGTCGCAAGAATTAGGGGGCACGCCCTCTTTTTATACCATACATTAACCTAACTTGTGTTCAACAAATGCGACAGAACAACACAAGTGGTATCCGGGTAAATAACACCCAGACCACACCGCGCGCCAAGAAAAGCCGCACCGCATTCTACTGTTGCCATCTCAAGGCCAACAAACCCCTATTCATCTGGGGCAAAATTCAAAAATCGGCAATATTATTTGCAGAGTTAAAAACTTTGTGTAAATTTGTATTGCCAAGCCACCCGATTTCGGGTATATCAGAAAAATACAAAACGCTTTTTAGGGCGTGTTCTCGGTTCACTTCTGCACCCGCAGTCGTGGTGGTTTGGCGACTAACTGGAGGACGCGTCCTTCTTTTTACATATTGTTCAACGAACTTGTGTTAACCAAATGCCAAACCACAACACGAGTTGCAAAACGGGGAATAAAAGTACCCGTGCAACGCATCGCACCTGCTTTTACAGGTGTCATCTAAAAGCCAATCGTCCGATGTTCTCTTCGGATAAAGTCGATTACACCAACGTTATCCGCGCCACGTGCGAGGAGCATGCTTTAGGCTGTTTCCTTGCTCAGTTCCGCGTGCTCTATCCCGCGTATGCTGTCGTTGTCGGCACCATACTCGTAAGCCGGGTATTCCCCTCCAAGTCTAAACATTAAACCGCTGAATCATGGACAATGATATTCAGCTTGTCGGCGTAAGACGCACCGATAAGCAGTTGCTCACCGCCATAGTATGGCGCATGCAGTACAGAATCCGGCGACGTGTCATACGCAGGATCAGCCTCTGGAATTACATATCATACAATCGTATGAGAGGGAGGAACGTGATATGACCGAGTTATTCATCTTCCTGATGTGGGCGGTTCCGCTTGCCGTCGTGTTCCGCTGGGTGCTGTCGAACCAGCACCGCAAGAAAGAAATAGGCGAATTGTTGGATGAAATCTTCGAGGAATCATGAAAACAAGTGTAATAATGACGCGCCGAATGGGGCAGTTCGAGGTGCTCCAGCGCACAAAAGACGGCATGTTCAATGCCACGGCGTTGCTGAACCAGTGGAACCGTGCTGCCGGCATGAAAAAGGAGATGAACGATTACCTGCGCCTCCAATCGACGCATGATTTCTTAAGTGCCTTACAATCAGAGTTTGATTTTAAAGACGGGAATTCCCCGTATTTAACTTCCCGCGGGAAATACAGCGGTGGGACGTGGATGACTCCTCTTTTGTTTATCGACTTTGCCATGTGGCTTAACCCGAAGTTCAAGGTTCAGGTACTCAAATTCGTTTATGACGAGTTGATCAAGTGCCGCACGGCCGCTGGTGACAACTACAATGTGCTGGCCAAGTCCATCGCGTCGCTTCCGGATGTCGATTATCCGAAGGTGGCCCGCGCTCTGAACTGGATCGTATTCAACAAGCACGAGCGGGATATCCGCAACACGGCGACCCCGCAGCAGCTACAAGATATGGATGAATTGCAACGCAAATTGGCATTCTCCGTAGATATGGGATACATCCGCTCATTCCCTGATCTGATGAACTCGATGCGCCGGATATATAACCGTCAACATGCAAAATTTTAATCTATGGACACGCAATATTACACGACAACCGCGTCCCCGGTGCTGACGTTCGAAGAGTATCACGATATTCCGAGCGAACATATAACCGGCCAGCGGTCGCCATTCTCCCAGAGGGCCAGAACGCTGATGGACGTAGATCTGAAGTTGATTTATCGGGCTATCCGCGAAGCCATACAGAAGGATATGCGCGGTGATGAAGACAAGCGGGTCTATACGGTGGCCTACAAAATATACGACATCAAAGCGATCCATCACTACGAGACCCACGAAGAACAAGGCGGTGACAGCTATATGGGTATTTGCGAGACCTATTTCGAAGTAGACCGCGATACCATCGAAATTATCGAGGTCAAGGATATCGACGGTGGTATGCACGCCGGGCAGTTGCGCCGGCTGAAAGAATACGGAGAACGAAACAACTTATAACCATGGGAATCTATAGCAAACTGCTGGAAATCCAGAGGAGCGTCAGGGCGTTGCTGCCGAATGCAGATGGAAATAATTACAAGTACATCAGCGGTTCGAAAGTACTTGGCATCGTCCGGCCCAAGATGGACGAACTCGGCGTGATCCTCAAAACGGAGGTTCTCGACATCACAAATACCCGTCAGGATTATACCGTAGGACGGGATCAGCGCCCTAAATCCGAAATCCTTTCGAGTGTGAAGATGCGTTTCACTTGGATCGACGTGGAATCCGGAGAGAAGGACGTATGCGAGTGGAGCGCCAACGGTCAGAATGATTGGGACAAAGGCGTAGGTTCGGCAATGACCTACGGGGAGCGTTATTTCATTCTCAAATACTTTCATATAGCCACTGACGAAGATGACGTAGACCGACTGCCTCGGCATGATGACGCCGGCCCGGCTTCCAAGCCTACGCTTACTGACGAAATGCTAACTTTGGACTTGTTCGAAGAGATAATCAAGGCCAAGGAAGACGCCAAGGGAGCCAATAAGCGATTCTCATTAATCGGATTCTTGGAGTCCAAGTATATCGTCGATAAAGAAATGCTTACAAAAGTCAATGTCAAAGTTACCGAATACTACAATTTAACGAGGGAAAATAAAGCATGAATCAGCAGATAACACTATTCGGAGATCCGGCATCCATTTCCGATCTGGCAGGCCGGGCAATCAGCGCCGTCGTAAATGGCGACATCAGCCCTATAGATGCACACATACAGATCAGCCGCATGGAGAATGCGATCAAGCAATTCAAGGATGATGCGCAGGTTCGGGACATCACACTCCGCGAACTGTCCAAATACGGCAAATCACACCAGTTCGGCGACTGCCGGCTGGAAGAGGCCGAATCGGGTGTCAAGTACGACTATTCAATGTGCGGAGACAGCGAACTGAACGACATGTACAAGACGCTGGAAGCCCTCAAGGCCGACATTAAAGAACGGGAAACGATGCTTCGGAACCTGCCGAGGTCGGGAGTCGTAGCCCCCGAAACCGGTGAAATGATCTATCCTCCGGCCCGCTCCAGTAAGACAATCATCAAAACCACCTTCAAAAAGTAGTCGTCATGGATATTTCGAATACCGATATGCGGAACTTACTGAAGGCAATCAGCGTGCTTCATCCGCATCCGGAGCAATCCATCCACGAATGGAATGCAATCCGCAAACTTAAAATATTCGCAAAGAAACAGCATCGGAAATATGGTAAACAAGGTAATCATTATCGGTAATGTAGGCGCCGATCCAGAAGTCCGGGTGTTGGACGGGGGAAACAAGGTCGCCAGCCTGAGTGTGGCGACGACCGAACGCTACACGGACCGCCAAACAAATACTCCCAAGGAGATAACCGAATGGCATCATGTGGTGGCGTGGCGCAACACCGCGGATATCGTTGACAAATACGTAAAGAAAGGCTCCCAACTCTATGTTGAAGGCCGGCTGCGCACCCGCGACTATACAGATCGGGACGGTGTCAAGCGGTACATTACAGAGATTATGGCCGATACGGTCAGGATGCTGGGCAAGGTATTGGACCGCAAAGAAAACCAACCTTCCGGGCCGGCGCCGGCGTCTGGCTTTGAACCCGATGATCTTCCGTTCTGAGTATGGATACATCTACACTCAAGGAAATAGAGGAGATGCAGCTCTTCTTGGAATCAGATCCGCCCACCGAGCCGCAGGCTATGTCTATCCGTTTGTCGGAACTGAGCGTACGTATGGCCCGCAGCTCCTACTTGTTGGCTATGGCAAAATACGAGCAGGATTTGGCCCTGATAAAGGCATCACGCCTCAAGGACCTCATACCGCTTGCTCCCAGCGTGCAGAAGGAGATACTCAAATCTGCCTGCGCCGAGGAGAACAAGATCGTAAACTGGTTGGATAGGATTAACAGGACCTGCGTACATCAATCCGATAACCTGCGTACCCAGTTGAGCTTCGAGAAAGAGCAAATACGGCAAATGGGATATAACACATGACAAAACCTGAACTTGACTACGACCGCTATTTCAGCCTTTATATCCGTCATCGGGACTGTCCTGATGGTCGTGGATACTGCATAACGTGTGGTGCGCCTATAACGCCTAAAACATGCGATTGCGGGCATTATATAGGCCGCGCTCACAAAGCTACCCGGTGGGACGAGAGAAACTGTCATGCTCAGTGCAAGAATTGCAACGAGCGCCTCGAAGGTCTCATACCGGTCTATCGTAAGGTGCTGATCCGGCTATATGGATTGCCGACGGTTGAAGAACTGGAACGCAAGAAACGCACGATTTTCAAATTGTCGAGGTCCGAAATGTCCGATAAGATCAATTATTACAAACGATTAATTCGCAATGTGTAACACTTCAAATAACAGCTGGATTAAGATGTATCGCAGCTTCCTTGATTGGGAATGGTATCCGGATACGAACTGTGTGCGGCTGGCATTGCATTTCATTTTGAAGGCAAATTACCGGGCCAAGAAGTGGAAGGGTTTAATCATCGACCGCGGACAATTGGTAACCAGCAGAGGACAGCTATCCGAAGAGACAGGACTTTCGGAGATGCAAATACGCACCGCAATAGACAAGCTGGATAATTGCGGGTTTATAACCAAGTCGGGAACACGCAAATATACTATCATAACTGTCTGTAATTATGATTTATACCAACAAGCACAGGATGGTTTTGATAATGGTTGTCAACCAACAGATAACCAACAAATAACCAGCGAACAACCAACAGATAACCAACAAATAACCACAACTAAAGAATATAAGAAAGAAAGAATAGAAGAATATACACACACACTGGTAGATACTAAAAAGGGGGTTGTAGGGGGGAAAGAGGCGGAGGCTGCGGAACTCATACGATGGATCACCACGAACGCTCCATGTATTGCCTCAATGCCGGAACCCCTAACGGAGGTGCAGATAGTTTGGCTATTTCAAGATTACAGCGTGAAAGATATTCGTCGTTTGATAGCTACCATGCAAAGCAAACAGGCGTACTTGAAGCATACAAACGCCTATACAGCCTTTGTCACTTATGCGAAAATGGACAAAGCTCTGGAGAGAAATAATCCACCAAATACGCAATCAGGACGGAAATGTTATACACGAGATGAGGCTATGGCATATATCCGATTCAAACGCATGGCCGGATCGCTTGAAGATAACTTTACGTTGGAGTCGGTCAACGGTCAGTATCTGTGGTACTTGAAATAGTCGTATTGTCATTTAACCTTTTAACCATCAACAATCATGAGCAAGCAAATCAAAATTGAGATAAAAAATCGGTGGACAGGTAATATACTTTTCGAGTATTTGTCCGAAAATAACACAATTAAAAAGACCGTATCCGAAGCTATTAAAAGCGAAGCCAACCTACGCAGAGCCAACCTGCGCGGAGCCGACCTGTGCGGAGCCGACCTGCGCGGAGCCGACCTGTGCGGAGCCGACCTGTGCGGAGCCGACCTGTGCGGAGCCGACCTGCGCGGAGCCGACCTGCGCAGAGCCAACCTGCGCAGAGCCAACCTACGCAGAGCCAACCTGCGCGGAGCCAACCTGTGCGGAGCCGACCTGTGCGGAGCCAACCTGTGCGGAGCCAAAGGCGCATATATGGCTTGTCCTACCGATGGCAGTTTTATCGGCTGGAAGAAGGCTTCGGGCTATGTCGTGAAGCTACAAATTCCGGAAGACGCCCGCCGAAGTTCTGCCGGAGGTGAAAAATGTCGTTGCGACAAAGCCTATGTGGCGGAGATTCAGAATGCCGATGGAACCAAAGCCGACATCGAGGCAATTCATTCGAACCATGACAACAACTTCGTGTATACGGTCGGCGCTACCGTCGAGGTCCCTAATTTTGACGATTGCCGTTGGAATGAATGCGCACCGGGTATTCATTTCTTCATCGACCGTCGGGCGGCTGTGGAGTATTAGAAGTGCGGTAAGATAATCAGTCACGCCGTTCCTCTCGGTTAAACTTTAACGAGCAGTAAGAATGAATAACATCGAACTATTCAACGACCATTTCCAGAATTTCAAGTCATACGGCATTCCGAGAGCGCAGCTCATCATCGCCGATGTCCCATACAACCTCGGCACAAACGCCTATGCCAGCAACCCGGCATGGTATGTCGACGGCGACAACAAGAACGGCGAGAGCGATCTTGCAGGCAAGCAGTTTTTCGACACGGACAAGGATTTCAGGCCGGCGGAGTTCATGCACTTCTGCTCGCAGATGCTCCGCAAAGACAAGCCGGTAAAGGAACAAGCCACGGACGAAGCAGGTGATGGGAAACGATGCAAGGGAGGTGCGGCCTGCATGATCCTTTTCTGCCCGTTCGAGCAGATGCACTACTACATCGAACTCGGACAGCGGTATGGGCTGAAACGCTATATCCCGCTCGTATTCCGAAAATATTTCTCCGCGCAGGTACTCAAAGCCAACATGAAAGTCGTCGGCAACTGCGAATACGGATTGATACTCTACCGCGACCGCCTGCCGAAATTCAACAACGACGGGCGGATGATCTTCAACTGCTTCGATTGGGTACGTGATACCGAAACGCCGAAGATCCACCCGACGCAGAAACCCGTACCGCTGCTGGAACGTCTGATTGAGATATTCACCGACAAGGGGGATGTCGTTATCGACCCCTGCGCAGGAAGCGGAACAACCCTGCTCGCGGCTGCCAATATGGGCCGAAAAGCATACGGATTCGAGATCAAAAAGGATTTCTGTGCCGCCGCCCGGAGCAAAGTTTTAACAAGAGTTCAAAAATCATTATTCGTATGAAAGTCATAGTAACCTTTTCGGGTGGGAAAGACAGCTGTATGAGTTATTACGGATTATGCGAATGACCATGACGCACGCTTCACTTTTTTCGGGCATCGGCGGTTTCGACCTCGCTGCGGAGTGGGCCGGTTGGACAAACTCTTTCAACTGCGAAATCGATCCTTTCTGCCGCCGAATTTTAAAATATCACTTTCCTAATGCAGAACAGTATGCGGACATACGCACGACAGACTTTACTATTTGGCGAGGACGAGTTGACGTCCTTACAGGCGGTTTCCCCTGCCAGCCGTTCTCGCTCGCGGGCAAGCGCAAAGGCACGGAGGACGACCGCTACCTCTGGCCGGAAATGTTGCGGGTTATTCGGACTGTTCGACCTCGATGGATCGTGGGCGAGAACGTTTTCGGAATTGTTAATTGGTCGGAAGGAGTGGTCTTCGAGCAGGTGTGTTCTGACTTGGAGGCGGCGGGATATGCGGTTCAACCGTACATTATACCGGCTTGCGGTGTCGGCGCTCCCCACCGAAGGGACAGATGCTGGTTTGTCGGGCACCTTGTTGAAAACCCCGTGTGCGTTCGACGCGACAACGATAACCCCAAAGAAGAACCCCGTACCAGGCAATTCGGGATGCCTTGCGCAGGAGATCATGTGCGGATATGCGGCACGAAGGGGATTGCTGCCCACCGTTCAGACGCAGGGGTTGAAACAATGCAAGAACGGCAAGACGGTGTTCATGCCGTTGAGCTTGTTGCCAACGCGTCGCGCTTCGAAGATAACCGGAGGCGATCGCGCGGATTTTTCGCCAAGCCTACCGGGACTAATGCCCAAGGGAATGCTCCCGACACCTACTGCCCGCGATTTTCAGCCACCAGTATCTCTTGCAGCGCTGATGCGCAGGAACGGAGCGATGAGAACCGACGCATTGTGCAACATCCCGGTAATGATCGGCGAACACTGCACACAGCGCCATGGGAAAACTTCCCAACTCAATCCCCTGTTTGTTGCCGAAATGATGGGATTTCCGGTGGATTGGACGGTATTACCTTTCCTAAATGGCGAAACATGTCCATCAAAGCCTACGGAAACGCCATCGTGCCTCAAGTAGCATTTCAGATATTCAAAACGATAAATGAATACGAGAACCATGCGAGAAAGCATTGAATTCAAAAAATTATAGGACATGAAAAACCAAGTAACAAGCATCGAGCAGTCGGAGCGGCTGATCGAACTGGGAGTGCCAGCAGAGAGGGCGAGCATGGCATGGATAGACCCTTTGGACACAAACGAATATATCCTGACTTCAAAGCTTAGGCACTTCTATCCGAGCGAGCAAGATATAGCCGCTTTCACGGTCGCCGACCTGCTGGGGATAATCCCAAAAACAATAACGGACGGGCGAGGGATAGTATATAAATTAAACATTGGGATTTGCTCGTCCACCAATCATTGCTGGTATTTGTACTGGGGAGACGACGAACGACAGATAGGATGGCAGGAGCGCATATCTATTTTGAATGCACTTGAGGATGCCATCGAATGGATTGTGATTACTGGACGTAAACTGAATCTGTGATGAAACTACCTATTGAGGTTCACAACCCGTTTATCCCGTTCAAGGGGTTCAGCTGGGTAACGTGGCTTTTGTGGTCTTTTACCCGGAAGCCGATGGCGTGGAGCATGGACGAGACTACGCGCCGCCACGAAGGAATCCACTGCGCCCAGCAGATCGAACTGGCCGTGCTGTTCGCGGCAATCCTCCTGCCCCTTGCCATAAGCTACCTGTTCGCTTGGTGGGGCTGGGCGCTTACGGCGATCAGCATTCTCTTCGCCGGCTGGATTTGCTATGGCATTTCGTGGCTGATCGAAGTGATTATCCCGCCTTATCCGGGCGCGTACTACTACACCTGCTTCGAGACAGAGGCATACAACCACGAGGATGATCCGGACTACCTGAAGCGGCGCATCCCGTTCTGGGGCTGGATTTCCTGCATACCGAATCGGAAAGTAAAACACAAAATATAACCCACCATGAAAACAATTTATCTCTGGGTTTCAGGCAAAGGCTGGATACCCTTTCAGTACAATGAACTTTCTGAATTAGCCGCCGAATTTGAGGCGCGCAATATCAAACTGGGCGACGGGTGCACACTGGGCGCCGGGTGCAAGCTGGGCGCCGGGTGCAAGCTGGGCGACGGGTGCACACTGGGCGACTGGTGTGAGCTGGGCTACGTGTGCAAGTTGGGCGACGGGTGCAAGATGGG